CTCGATGTTTTATTCGGCATAAGATCAAAATCAGGTGATTGATCTGAAGTTTTCTGATCAAGGGAATCACTGGCTATATGGGTCGCAACGCCAAGTTTTTCGACAGATGTTTCGACATCTGAAGATAAACCACTTTGTGGGACCAAAGTGGTTTCTGCAATCAGATAATTCACCCTCGTTACAAGTGCTTGAATTGTCTGTTGCAATTTCGAAGAAGAATCAATCCGAGCACAGATATCAGTTGCCTCTTCACGGATAATTAGTGTCCCCGACTTGGAACCACTAACTTGCTCTGCTACCAACGCATCCACCAAAGTCATTAAAGATGTAATAATAATAAAATCTGGATTAACCAGATGAAAAGGTTTATGTTTGAATAGTAAAGAAATCCTAAAATTAAAGTCGAAACAGAGGATCACCTGCTTCAACCGTTCAATTTCAATTCCAACTTAGCAAGCAGTTTCTATATTCCGAAATTGAATAATGAATATAGCAGAGTTCAATGCCAAAGGACTAGTTTTACGTCATTACGGACGTGAGAAATAAGAAAGTGATTAAAATTAAGCAACGCTACCACCGAGTCGTCTCCTTTAGATACGCCTCCTTGATTTTATCACCAATCAATCTCCTTCTCACAAGCCAGCGCAAGCGCTGTCTCGTAATCAGTAGTTCTCAGACTCAAATTAGGGTATTGCTCCCTAAATGAATCGGTCAAGAATCCTACATATCTTTCAAAGTGCTCTTCTCCATGGAGTGACCACTCCATTATCATACTGTCGCAATGATCTGCGACGATTTGGTCTGCATTCGCACCTGCTTTCGTCCAATAGCATATTTCCTCAATTGTATCATGGTCCAGAGGAGCCAACCAACGATTAATATCATTGTTAAATGCGAATTTCCTTTTCAAAAAAGTGATATCCGTCATCTTACGCAGTTGAAGATTTACACCATCTTTCGTATCAGATGTGTACTTCAGACCTAATTCTTTCATCCATTCCGCGATATTAGCTTCATTATAAAGTTCACGTTTCGCAGGCAAGACAGAGAATATTTGATCATCCCCCATAGTACACAAATACACGTATTTGTCAAATTCCCACACGCTACTTAATCGATTCTCATGTCCTGAGATCCAACAATAACGCATGGCAATATGGTTATACATATTATTGATAACCGTGGTCAGAGGATGACCAG